CCATGATATCTCCTTATTTATTTTGTAGCATATTTATCTACATCTGCATCAAGTTGCGGTGTAGGTGATTCCATACCACTAGTGTCTTGTGCATTATCCTGTGGTGGCATCTCTGGAGGTGGTGCCAACATAGGACCTTGTTGTTCCTGTTCCATTTGTTCAGCCATCGTTTCTATTTCATCTTCTGTTTGACGTAGGATATTTTTCTTTACCCAATCAACAGAATAATATTTGCCAACAAATGGATCAACAGTAATTGCCAGATTCAAACGTTCACGCAATACTTCTGCATCACGCATTTCAATATAGTCGTTGTCACGTTTAAAGTCGTAGGTAATTTCTTCTTTAATCTGTTCCCATTCTTCTTGTGTACATATACCTTTTAACACAAGTTGAATTCTCAAAGCATCGTCGAATATCTGACAGAATTTGTTACGTAGTCTTGCAACAAACTTTGAGAATTTAACTTCATCTCTGGTAACTTCTGATACACGACCAAGCCCTATCATACCACCTTGTTGTGGTTCTAAGCGTGAATAAGGAACATTAAGCGATTGAAGTAATTTCTTTTGGAAATACTTTACGTCCTCTAATTCCCCAAGATTTTGTCCGGCTGGCAGAGTAGTAATCTCTGTTCCCTTTCCGCCCTCGCGGCGTGGTAGCCAGAAGTCTTCCAACATCGATAAATGCTTACGATCATCACGCAGTTCACCAGTGTTAGCATCATAAACCATTTTGTTACGATACTTAATCATAACGTCACGTAGATACTGTTCTGCTTTACCTTTAGGTAAATTACCTACGTCAATGTAGAATACTCGACGTTCTGGTGCTCGTGAAATACGATAGATAACAATCGCATCTTCAACCATTCTAAGTTGATTAAGAGGCTTGATTGCTTTGTGTAGATAGGAAATTACAAATGTATTCTTTGCGTCTGTCAATCCAGAATTGACATTGATAATTGATTCTGGTGCAATACGAACACCAGTATTTACTTGTGCAGTATATGTTTGTGTGGATGTACCACGATCATTGTACACATAATATTCGGCAATAGATTTAATAATCATTGCGCCAGTTTTAGGATCACGTTCTTTTGCAACTTCACGTACTTTACGAATCTTACGTGGATCAATGTAACGTAATTCTTTTACACCTTCTCTAGGATTGTTTTCATCAACAACAACGTGATAATATATTCTACCATCAATATACCAACGTTTGAATAAATCGTCTGCAAGATTGTTGAAGTTCAACATGGAAAGAATTGTTTTAAATTCTTCTCTAATCTTCTTCTTGATTGATTCTGGTTGATCAACGTTGTCTGTAATTACATCAACAACTTGTCCATCAATACTATGTGATATGGCTTCATTGACAATCTCATCAATTGCCATTTCACATTCTGGATGATTAGACATTTCACGATAACGTGTGATAAGCTCCAACTCGTTACGTACTGCGCCTTCTAAATCGACGTATGTACCGTAATAAGCATTGGATGTAATAGTGACTGCGCCATCATCGAGCGCAGCAGTAGGTAGGGTAAACGTTGGTTGTTCAGGTTTTTGATCCTGAACAATGTCTGGTTTCCCTAACGTGAATCCGAATAATTTAATAGCTATTTTAGGTGCCTCTCATTCTATAAAAATGGAATAGGGGTTTCCCCCTATCCCTCATTAGACAACACCATCGTCAATTGATTCCCACCACTGATACGCAAGAGTTACTGAAAACTCCTCAATCGTATCATTCGAACCCCAATCTAAATCGATTGGAGTAATATCGGTTGGGAAACAACCTACAAATCGATAGTTTTTAATATTGTCACCCTTTTTGCCAAACTGAGTTACAGTTGCATCTACTGAATATGAACCGACTAGTAAAGCAGCTGGGTTTCTAATATTAGTTGCATGACCATTGATTGCATTCATCCATCTCTCAAACGCATTACGGATTACAAAATCCTCATCGTTGATAACTGTAACTGTCCAATCCGTAAATTGTCTATTCCCTGCAAATTTTAATTCACGACCAAAGTATTGAACTGGCACAGTACCAATTGTAGAACCTGGTAACTGTGCAGTCTTACACATAAATGTTAATTTACTTTGTGCGTTTGCTGGACTAGAAAAAATTGGAAAAGGCATACTAACTTCAAACAGATTCGGACGAGCTCCGTCACCTGCCATTTGAGAGCGGAATTCATTTACTGAAAATGCCATTTAATATCTCCTGTTTATACTTTATTTATTAGACTCTTCCAACAATTTCTTCAAAGCTTACACCAGTACGAACTGCAACGAAGTTCAGACGGATAAAGTTGATTGAACGTGCTGGTTTAATATAGATGTCACCGATAAACTCGTTACGGTCAATTACTTCCGCTGTGTTATTTGTTTCGTCACAAACCACACGATAGTCGGTAATACCACGACGACCTTTTACATCACGTAGATATGGTTCTACGATAGAAACAAACTGAGCTCTTGTAAACTGATCGTTAAATTCAAACAGAGAAGAACGTGCGGCACGAGCAATTGTCTTTTCCAGTGCGATGAATAAACGACGAACGTTAATGCGATCAAATGCAGAAGGTTTTTCTAACAGAGTCTTGTCACCGAATAGAATTGTTCCTTCACCAGCAAATGTAACTACTGGATTTACACCTTTAACATACAGATCATCTCTTTCTGACTTAGTTGGATTCCATGCCAACTTGATGTTGTTACGGATCTGACCACGTGAGAATCCACCTGGTGAGTACCATGGATCACGTTCTAAGTCTGTACGAGCACATAGACCTGCAAC